TTGTCTTGACGGTTCTGAGCTTCTAATCCTTGATTCCGTTCTAATTGAGATTGATAAGCATCCCGATTTCTACGCTCAGCATCAGCGTTATCTCTCATCTGCCGTAGCAGATTATTGCCTTGTTGACCGATAGCGTCAACGCTGGCGGTAGACATCTGGATGGGGTTGAAACCTCTCTCGCGGGCGTACCCTTGATACTTTATTTGTTCCATTTATTTTTTATGAAAAGATACCAGCAATACTTAAGCCAAGACCAATATCGCTTGTAATGCCATTAAGTGCTGATGCAAACGAACTCCCTGTAGCCCCTTTGATCGGAGCAGGTCCTTTAACCGGAGCACGAGGATCGAGCAGCGTTGCACGGGGCATCTTAAGAGGAGCCATCGGTGCAGGTGCTTTAAGCGGAGTAAGCATCCGCCGGGACTGAGCGTTGAGATCAGCACCGTATTTCTCGGTGGCGATCTGCCTCTTCGATACAGCACTCTCCTTAGTGGCACTCACAAGGCTCTCTGCCAGCACTGCTTGGTTTCGGCCATATCCAGCCAATGCAGACGCCAAAGCCTTACCAGCGGACCTTCCAGACACCCCTGCGGCCTGAATCTGACCCTCTTCTTGCAGCATCTTGACAAGCATGTCTTGCTGGTCAAAAGCCATACCAGTCAGGATTTCTTCAAACCTACGGTTCTCAGCTTCATAGGCCACCTGAGCGGCTTGATTGTTGAAGCCAAGCTGCATACCGTAGATACGTTCAGACTCATTGAACTGACGTACTTGGTTACCGTAGTCAAAGTCACGGATAGCTAGGTCGTACTGATACTGCCGTTGAGCAGTGGCATCTTGGTATTGAGCATTCTTCTCAATATTGCGCCTATTTACCTGGTTCTCTTGAAGACGCCAATCGTAGTCTCTCTGCGTCTCATCCCACTGGTAATTATAGACACTTGTATCATAGGCAAATTGGGCATTTGCGGCCTTCTTTTGAGCCCTGCTTGATGCGAGTGAACTGATTAGTCCAAACACTACTTACCTCCTCGTATAGAACCTTGGTGAATAAATACCCTCCCACTTCATTGACAGCAAACTAACAGGAAATGGTGAATCAGAGAAAATCCTTAGCCTTATATTGTCTGATCGCTGGTAGATTGGCACAGTAAATTGAGACGTATTGACAAACGGAATATCGTTAGCGAGATAGTAGTCTGCATTACGCACACCTTCTGTTTCCTGCCACTCTGTCCTGCCACGAGAATTAAGTTTGAAGACCACATCACCACCCAGCCCAAGGATGAACTTGAGTCGTGCAATAGTCAACGATGCAGTGTAATCAGTCTGTTGCAGGTTGTCACCAGTGCGGTAGTAGATCCTAGGGATCTCTAGGTCCATATCGTAGATGTAACCAACGATCATATCTTCGCTAGTCAGATCAATGTCAGGAACCTTGGCATAGAAACCGCCACCATCCTGGAGCACAGTTGGCAGTAGAACCAACCCAGAATTGCTGTAGACTGGTGTGGCTTGTCCAGGGTTAGCAGTTACAACACAAAGCGTTCTGTTGGAGTCGTGCTTGAACGGTAGGTAGATCTTTGTGTATTGGTCCCCAGGTGTATTGACATACGAATCACTCGCAGGTGCTGCCCAGAGATCGAGCCTTGGGTCCACCTTTGATCCATCTGATGTCAGGAACGTTGAGGAGGTTGGGCTTTGAACGAGCGAGAGTTTCTGAACGACATATGAGCTAGCTTGTTTGGTTACAGTCCAAAAGACATCACGATCAATCGCGTGGTGCATGACCGTACCAGACATTGTCCACTTGAACCATGACTGAATCTCTCTCTGCTCACCATTGGTGTAGAACCTGAATAGGTACAAGTCACGGCTACTAGTGGAGCCAAGAGAAAGAAGGTTATTTTGGGGTGAACTGACAACTTGATCAACAGTAGACGGAACCCATTCAGGGACCACTCTGGAGATATCCAACACAACTGGGCTTTCATCTTGACCACGAGTCTGCATCTCAAAGACCCGTGTATAAGACGGTGTCTTGGAAATAAATGCAACAGTCGTCCCCAGGTCAACAGGGTCATTAAGAACATCCATCTCATAGTTAGAGATCGTCTTAATGGTCGTTGTCGTTGGTGTAAGTACACCCTGAGAACTCTGCATCAAGAACTGCTGTGAACGGCTAAAGAGCAAGAGTCCCTGAGCTACAGGCACAACACCATGCAGAGTGGCTGGACGGACACTGGAGCAAGAAATATCAACCGGGTCAGAAGCAACAACAGTCAGGGCGCTGTTATGGTAGAAATTAAAGTAATCTCCAGATTGACTCAGTGAGACATTCTCCTCAGTCAATGCACCAAGACGGTTGCTGTAGAAGAACAGTTGCTGGATTGTAGATCCAACAAAACTAGGATGCTCATTGGAGATATCATCACCCACAAGCCTAGTTTCCCAGGTGGCACGTTGAAAGGTGAATGTACCGTTAGCATTCCTAATGAGCTGGTGAGGCATTGTGGAGTCGGTTAGCCCAAGACTCACATCAGGCTTAACTGTCTCTTCCCAATAACCAACGCCAGATACCCCATTGTCAGCAATAAACTTCACATAGTAATCATCTTCATTGTTAACACTGTTGCTAACTTTAAAGATCCGACCATGCTTGCTTTGCAATGGAAGCTTAGAAATATTTTCTACTGAATCTTTATAGACAAGAAGACTCTCTTTATCCTTACCACCTTTGGCAGTGATGGTAAATGCTGAACTGCTCTCGATCTCGATGCTACTGGCGATCCTGGTAGCAGTCATTCCACTAATACCATTGATCGAGGTCGTCAGTGCGTCAAGGATCACATCAGCGTTAACCGTACTGTTTGTCTGAGACGGCGAGGTGATTGTTGGCTCAGCATTGAAGGTGGTGTAACTTACAGTCGTACCATTGATGGTGACTTCGTACTTCTCACCAAACTGAATCTGAGTCAACCGTAAGGTTGCTCGTTTGCCGTACACGTATGACGGAGCAGCAGTCGTGGTGACAGTTACCGTTTTGTTGGTGATGAACGTGTAGTCATTAATGGTGAGGATGTCGTAGTCATCCTTCCCACCAGTCAAGTATGAGGTGGCACCCGAACCGTAGTTAACTGTTTTAGGTGTACCGTCAACAAGGCTCCAGATGCGGATATTGGCTCCATAGATCACACCGACATACTGCTCGGTTGAATCCCTGAAGATCGAGAACCATCGACCGTTATCGTAGGTTCCAGGGGCGATGACATTACCAGACCCATCCTTTAGCTCTACGACAAACTTGCCGCCGGGCCTTTTGACGAGACCAAACGTTGGCTCTGGATAGGCATTGAGGCAGGTCTTCAGTTGACCTGGAAACTTAAGATCATCAGTCTGCTGGGAAACACCACCAAGAAAATTTGGAATGCGTTGAGTTACTGCGGGCATATCAGCGAGCTAATGTTTTGTAGGGTTGATAGCTGTTGTAGAAGTTATTACCACGCGGCATTCCAAAGAACGAGTAGTTCCCTTGATTGCATTCGTACTCCATGGCATTGGCACGGGCCATTGCTTCCTTTTGTTGAAGCATCTGATAGACCGTGCTCTCACCAACCATCTTGGTTGAAGCTTGAACAGCAGCTCGTGCTGCAATGAAGTCACGGAATGGGATGGGTAGGTCGTTGAAATCAAACAACCACACAACATCACATTTGACCTGACTATCCCAAGTAAACGTGTGATCGATCTTGTTGTAAAGTTTGCCGTTTCTACGAACAACCTCAATACCTTTATTCTCGTATAAATCACTCAGGTCGAGAAGAAGGATATTGTCAGCAATAAGGATCTCTCCATTATTGTCCGGTGTGAACGGGTACTCAGTTTCTGTATTGAACGACCACCCTTCAGCTTGAACCTCCCGGTTCACTTCGATGAGGGTGTCATAGGCGATGGCTACATCAGGGTTGGTCTGATCGAGAGTAGTGACAGGAGCCTGTCCTACTGCTCCGAGTATTTGATTTACGGCAGCCAGTTCGGTGGCCACTAAAGCATTAGGAAAGGGCATATCACTATTAAAGAAAAAAAGGGGAACCATTAATAGGCTCCCCAGTAATTAAAAGATCAGACGTTGGTGATGTTGCACTCAACGCTGGGGTAGGCCAGACGGAGGCCTTTGGTGACAGACTTCACAGCAGAATCAGCCACGGCAGAGCCATAGCCTTTCT